AAACTATGTATTAAAGACGGATGGTTCGGGGAATCTAAGCTGGACAGCGCAAAGTGGTGGTGGAGGAGCTTCCGTAACAGTCTCAGATACAGCCCCTGGCAGTCCTTCCTCCGGGGATTTATGGTGGAGTTCTGCTTCTCTAACACCATATATTTATTATGCTGACGGTAGTAGTAATCAATGGGTAGAATTTGCAAATCCTGACTCCGGAACTATATCTGGTGTTTTGTCAGACTTAACAAATGTAAGTAGTACAAGCCCAAGCACTGGCCAAGTTTTAAAATGGAGCGGAAGTGAGTGGGCTCCTGCCGCAGATTCAACAGGAACTGGAGGAATAGCCTCTGTAGTAGCGGATACGACTCCGCAGCTTGGTGGCGCATTAGATGTAAATGGGCAAGACATTACTAGTGTAAGTAATGGAGACATAGAATTAGACCCAAATGGAACTGGCGTTGTTGTATTTAAAGGAAACTCTACAAAGGGTGCCGGACAGTTTAAACTAAATTGTGAACAAAATTCGCATGGAATAATTATAAAAGGGCCTCCGCACAGTGCGGGCGCCTCCTATACTCTAACGCTACCCAATAATGATGGAGATGCGAATCAAGTATTGAAAACAAATGGAAGCGGGGTACTAAGTTGGGTTGCTCAGTCTGGCGGTAGTTTTATAAAAGCATATAGGTATGATGATACTTTAGCTGTAAATACAGGAACAAAACGATTATACTTACATGATTCTTTTACACTGAATTCTATAGATGCTTTTGTAGATACTGCCCCTGCTGGATCGGCGGCCACTATAGCTTTGATAAAAAATGGTGCCGGAAGTGCTTTTAAAACAATAACAATCGCTGATGGAGCTACATCTAGTGTTAATAATAGTGATACTACATCCTTTTCTGAGGGCGATTATATAACCGTAAACATAACTCAAGTAGGCTCTAGCACAGCAGGTGCGAAGCTATATTTAGTATTCAGTTTTTCATAACTAGCATATCAGGAGAAAATATAATGTATGCAAAATTAAAATTTAACAGCGGAACTTCTACCGCGCTGGTTATTAGGGACATTGTTCGTCTAATTACAGAGTCTGCGGCGGGTAGCGCATCTCTTTCTAATTTAGGTTCAATTGATACCAGTAATTCAACACTTACAGCAGGCACTAATAGTGGCTGGACGTTATATACGGGGCAATCTATTCCTGCAAATAGTGCCTCCGCGTCTAACAGCTCTGACTCATATTACACTCTGCAAGCTACATCAGCTACTAATAGTCGAACAAAATACTGTGCGATACATGGAAATTGTCACTTTAGTTCTGGAAGTGGTATGACTTTAACAAGTACATCTCAAGCTGGAGTTATGTTAAGTTATGTAGATGATCCTACTTTATCTAATGCAAATACAAATTATAATTTTAGTACAGGCTACAGCAGTACAAGTACTTCCTATATGAATGATAAAGGGTTCGTTATGGGAGCAAATGGCAAAGAGTTATATATTTGGGCAGATCCTACTAGAATTATTCTATATTCTCCAGAGCATAATGGTGGTGGATCAACAAGTGCAGGTCCTCTAATTATTGCAAACTTAGAAGGAAATCAAGGCACACTCGATGTTTGGAAGCAGAAATGTCCTACAATGACACTTTATGATTCTGTTCGTAGTGTATCGAGTAGCGGAGGCTATGATGTACATGGGAGAGGCGAAACTTATTATTCTAAAAACTATGGAGGTAGATTTTTTCAGCTTCATAATATTACAAGTCAAAATGGAACTTACCCTGGAACAATATGGTCTATAATTGGATTTGTAAGTATTAGTGAGACTAGTAACTTTAGCACTAACTCTAGGGCAAGACAGTCAGGCTCTCCCTGGACAGAGTCGGTTAGCAGCGACGGACAGTATGCATTTTATTTAGCAGCAAGAAGTAGTATATTTAGTTATACAGATGTATACCGCAGTGGCCAAGGGGACTCAACTCATGTTGCATTTGATAGCTCTGGAAATAGTGCCCTAGCCGTTAAACCCTTGTCTATTAAGATGCAAGCAGTTCCAACATCATATAATTTTTCTGATCTTTCGGGAATTCACATGGCGCCTTCTAATATAGGCACTACACCTAGTCAAGTAACAATAGGCAGCAGCACTTATACATATATCACTCTATCTTCAGAGGACTGGCGTTCTTATTTGATTAAGCATACGTAGGAATTTATTATGTCATTAACAGTAAAAGATGCAAGTGGAAATGATGTTACAGTAGCCTATTTAGTAATAGAGGATCCTATCGCTGATGATCTTACTTTGACTACTTCTGGCTTATTACAGCCGTATGCAGTTGTTCTCGAAGATGGGGTAGCTTCATATTTTACATCTGCTACAAGTACAGCGGCAGATCCGGAATCATGGGAGTAGCATTATGATTTCACAAGAAACAATTACAATATCAAAAACTTATGTTGACACAGCAGGCTTTTTAAGGGCTGTGGGTATAACTCTTACTTTATCAAATGGTACTAACGAACATATTTGCACGAAAACTTTCTCCATAGAAGAAGAGGTTTTACTAGAAAACTCACTTACTTGGGAAGAGCCGATATTATTAGATATAGTTAATTCTAGATCCTTTTCGGCTTTCAGGCATAGTTGCTTGCAAGAAGTAGATATTATATGGAAAGGTTATACTGAAAGTCAAACAAATATAATATACGAGTAGTGGTAGGAGAATAAAATGGCAGTTAATTTTACAGATAGCCCAAGTAATGGAGACACCCTCACAGCCGGTGGAAGAACTTACACTTATAATAGTAGCACTTCCACTTGGGATGTATCTGCACTTACAACACTAAATCCTGTTGTTACAGCAACCGCGAGCGGTGCTATTGCAAATGGAGATATGATTATAATAAATTCTGATGGCACTGTAAGTGCAGTTGCAGGATCAACAACTAGTGCAGGTGTAGGATCTGCAACTGTATTTGAATCTGCTTCTACTTCGTATACTGCAGCTACATTTGACTCAAATTCAGGAAAAGTTGTCATTGCGTATGAAGACGTTGGAAACTCACAGTATGGAACAGCGGTTGTTGGCACAGTGTCAGGGAATAGTATTAGTT